TTCAAGAAGATATTAAGAAGTTTTACAGACTGGAAAAATGAAAACTACAAGCAAATTATGATAAACGAAAAAATTGGCTCGATATATCATACGAATAATGCTCGAATTCTAAGTTTTAACGATAACACTACAAAGTTAAAACTTAAACTGTTTCATGCTTTAAACACGAGAATGAATGAATGAATTGCAAACATACCTAAAATCCAGGAGTGTCAGTAAAAACTTCAATTGAAGCATTACTTGAACCCTCTGACTGAAACTGAAGGAGTAAGTAGTAACCGATAATGCAGCTTGCATAAACAACCACAGTATCGCGCATCAAGTATTTGAGAGGTCTAGGTTCTTCAACGGAAAATCGCATTTCTAAAAATTTTACTAAAAAAAATACGGTAGATATAACAGATCCGACTACAAAAATGTTGTCCATTTTGATGTTTGTGATAGTTGTTATTTTTTTATGAAAATAAAATTGTTCTTTATATTCTATAAATTCAAATATTAATTGTTTTTTTTACGAATCAAGTGAAAATACGTCCACATCTAAATCTCCAAGGTTTACAGGGTCGCCTATGCGCAGAGTGTCGTTACTGTCGTCATCATCACCATCATCATACTCATCCTCTTCTTTACGTTTTGCAAAGTTTCGAATGCTTATTTCTTCTAATCTTTCTAAAGTTTTTGGGGCATTTACAAGTGTTTCTGCATGTTGTTCCGAGTCAGAGTCTAAAACTCTAACTCTGTCAATATCATCAAAAGTGATGGTTTGGCGCTTTGTTGTTGTCAGGTTGGGTTCTTCTAGAGCAGCAGCAGGGGGGGTAGGTTCGTCTTGTTCTTGTTGCATGTTTGTTTCTTCTTCCTTTTCTTCCTCAACCGGATCTTGTGATATGATTTCTTCCGTGTCAACTACTTCAGTGTCTTCTTCAATGAACTCATCCTCCATGTAAACTTTCAACAAGTGCTCTATTGGAATACTTTCGCGCACGGTGTTAAGAATGCATTCTTTGACAATAATTTCGAGCTGGCGGTTATGTTTTTGAATTTGCAAATGCTGTTTGCTTTTTTCAAATAAAAATGCATTCAAATACACTTTCCTAGCAGTATTAATATAAACTTTATGAATAAATTCAGACAATTTGGGTATAGCAATGTCAATTTTTTTTTGTTTACTTCCGGCTCGCATGCATGTCAACATTTTAAGCTGAACAATGTGAACACATGTAATGAGCTCTTCAATGTGATTGCAGCCACTTTTTTCTACAATGCGCATTGCCTCCTGTTCTATAATTGTAGCATTCCATTTTGGCACACGCATTAAAAAGTTTTGAAATGTCATCAAGTATTTTGGCGCTTCGTCATTATCCATGCACAGTCTCCATGCTTCATCAAATATTGATTTCAAACCCAACATGATTTGGGGTGTTAATAAATTTATAAGACGAGCACAAAACTCATTTCGAGATTCTTGTAAATTTCCAAGCACAAAGTCATCCATTTGAAACAAAAAATTTTTGCTTTTACATGAACGATATATTTTCTAAAGTTAAATCAGTACGAAATACTAAAAAATACAGTATAAATAACATTAACAATTTTTCATTTCTAAATTCTCTCTTTACTTTTTGAAATGTAATCAAATATTCATATTTTTTTAGGTCTTTTATTTTAGAGTTGTATTCAATATAGTAAAGTAAGTCGCTACTACAGTATGCCTTATCATACAGTTTTGAAACAAGTAACATACATTCAGAAATAACACGTTGTTTTTTGCTTTGAAGATGAGTTTTGACACTGTCATCATGGTGATCCATGTGTGTTTCTTCGTATTTCTTTATTATTCCAGCTAGAGCAGTTTTTAAGTACAGTCTACGTTTTGTGTCAGTGTCTTTGAAAGCGTATATATTATTCAAGTTGTGCGTGTGTAAATTGGTTACACTGTTATTGATGATCGGTTCGGGCACATAAATTTCGCAAAACCTGGACAGTATTGGTTTGAGTAATTTATATTTATCTTCAACTACAATGAAAAAACGGGTAGAACGACTGAACAGTTCAATGCAGCGTCGTAAAGCGGATTGAGCGTCAATGGTGAGTTTGTCTGCATTTAGTAAAACAACTGTTTTGAATATGTTTCCATCTTTTAAATCAACGTTTGTTTTTGAAAAAAATTTCAAATCTTCTCGAATAAAACGAATGCCTTTTCCATGGGCACAGTTTACATTCATAACATAATTCTGTATTACCGATTTATCTCCATTATATATACTGTGAATAAAATCAGTTACGAGAACATTTTTTCCGCAACCGGATTCGCCATGAAAAATAATATTGGGAATTTTTTTTTGTTTAATAAAATATTCTAGTTTATCTTTGATGTCACAGTGTATTTTTAATTTTTTTATTTCTGAGTTTGAAGTTGAAATAACTGTGTTTGTTGTGTTTGTTGCGTTTGTTGCGTTTGCATTTACATTGACTATACTCATTACTGCTGGCGGTTATGCGAATGTGCGATTGTGCGGTTTGTTGTGTGGTAAGTAATATTAAATAGTTTGAAAGTATATACTATTTAATATTAACTATAAATTAATTATTATATTGTTTATATTTGCAAATATTTGTATTTTATTTATTTAAATATATAGGATAAATTGCGTGTGTATTTTACTGGAATAATGTGTTCTCGACAAACTGGTTTGCCTAACAAAAATGTGACGTGGTTGAAACGTTTGCCATACTCAAACTTTTTCTCTCCATAATACATTATGAAACCAGTTATGCCGATACATGTAAGAATATAACCTAATATTGTATCAATTCTGTTGTATCTATCTTTCAACTTTTTATCCGCGGTATTTGTCATTTCATTTATTACAATAAATTTTAGGCATAAAATGATGAAAAATAATAAGAAAAAATTTTTATCCATTCGCGTCAAGATGATAAAGATAAAGTATAAAACAGCCGTTTGATAAAAAACAACGCTGGTTATTTTATCAGATTTTTCTGAAGTTAGAACAATTGCAAAAAATAAAATAAAAAATGCAAGAAAGTGTTTACAGTAAATATTTTCTGTAAAAAGTTTTTGAACTTGGCATGGAAATAACTGTGTGATAAAGTTTCCACCTAAAGTAACAAAAAAAATAAAAAGAGGATTTATAATATTTGAGTCCAAGTTGAATGTATTCATATATAAAAAATATACGGTATATATAATATACAAATAATAGATATTTCAATTTTTCATATTGTAATGTCAACGGCAGAAACTCCAATACCAAAATTTAATTTAGAAGCATTTAATCGCGTACTTAAGAATGAAATTGATAACCACAAACCGACTGACGCGGTACGTAGGTTGTTGAAAAGTGCTACAAGTGATATGATGAGGGTTTATCAACACATCCTCCCAGAGTTAAAGAATTTAACTACTTATGAGTTATATTGTTACAGCCTTGATACTAGAGAAATTGTTGAAGAAAATATTGATGATTTCAGTAGAAATATACGCGAGGACATTGTAAGAGCATCAAGTTTATATGTTAGAAAGGAAATGGTTACTTTAAAAGATTCTAACGAGGGTACTTTAGAGGATGGTTTAAATAAAATATTTAGTAAACTTTATGGTGCTGTGCGTCATAGTGAACTTGGTCATAACAAATCTTCACAAGATATTGAAGTTTTTGTCTACAAATTAATAATAAAAATTTCAATTTTTATAAATCCCTCTATAGTTTCAACAATTAGCGGACCAATTAGTTTTGGAAAATTTACATTGAGTCAGTCTTCTGAAGAACGCTCAGTTTCAGTATTAGATTATCATTTCAATTTTAAATTTAAGCTAGACTTACAGATTACATTGCTAAAAGGTAACGGTTTTATTAAGGGTAGCCCATTTCAATGCACAATTAACTATGGTTGCATACTTGATGATGCTTGCATGCGTCAAACTAAATTAACCGACGTTATTACATTATTAATAAGTAAGACAGAAGAATTATACACAGAAGAAGAAATGGAAAATCTAGAGATATTGTCATTGAATGCTTTTATAGAAAAAACGACACTGGAAAAGTCATTAATTAAGGAACGTCTTAAATTTGGTAACACACTTGATTCTTCACTTGATGTTTCGAAAAGCAAACCGCGTTTACCGTTACAACATAAACTAGAAAATTTGATAAGTGAAGCCATTCAAAGTAGTTTAAAACGGAAAATTTTGAGTACTGGTGGTGGAAGAAAATATTTTTCCATGAAGCGAAAATCATCTCGTAGGAATAAAACGCGAAAGTTCGGTTCAGGTTATTGAGTCGGTATAAATTCCCAATTGAGTTCAAGACATATTTTTTTCCATATTTCATCTTGCTCAATTTGTTTCTCTCTATCTTTAAGCAAAGGAAAATAAGGAAGGAATTGTTTTTGCCCAATGAGTTCGCACAATTTGTAAATGGTGTAGTAGTAGTTTAAAAAGTTGACTCGGTCATCAGGACAGAACTTGGCGTACGGTCCTTGTATTTCCATAAAAAGATTACATAACAATTCTTCCAAATTAGGCGTCATTGTTGGTGGTTTGATTCCGAGTTTATCTTTTATGAAAGGAATATGTTCATAAAATTTATTGTAACCAAGTTTTTTTAAAATATCTTTTGCTTTTGAGTTTGTAAATTTGGAGAGACTTATTCGTTCTTTTTTTATTTGTAGTTTAATATTTTCAATAACTTCGGGTGGAATTTGCGTGGTTTCTTTCGCTTGAAATTGTGCCATTATTTCTTTAAAGTGATTTATTCGTTTGTAAGCATAAAAACACGCCTCTTTGGGCGGTTCTTTATAAGATGGTTTTTCATTTTCAATCAAATACACAACATATTTTGAACAGTTATTGCACACGAGAATGCCTTCGTGTTCAACCGGAATAAGTTCGCCACTTTTACAGTGTTGGCAATTGCCGGTTTGAAATGTGAAATCATTTATGTTGATAAACGTTTGGTCAATGTTGGACAAGAATTTTTTTACATTGTTATCATTCATGGATGTTAATTCGTTGACACGTTCAGTAGAAGTGTCAATTTTAAAAAATGAGTTCAAAATTTTTGTTTTATTATTTCCATTTGATATCTCTTTTTTATTTTCAAAATAATCGAAAATATATTTAGAGTTATTCAAGTAGTACTGTTTTATATTATTTCTATGAGTGCGGAGTTCAGTTTTAATTTCAACCAGTCGGTCTTTTATTTCAAGTTGTTTTTCAATTGAAAGTTTGCTTTTATTAGACATGACAGATGTGTTATTATTTTCATTGCCACCAGATCCAGAATCATTTTCAGTTTCATTATACTCATAGTTGTCATCATGATTATCGACATTTTCATGATCACTGTCACCGCGAATAATTTTCTGAAGTTTATTTTTTTCAGATAAAAGATTTGGAATAATAATTTTTTCAATGTTTGAAAAATACAGCTGCATTTCTCTGTGTCGATTATCTAGAGTAGCGATACTTTTATCGTCTACTGTTATTTTTTTATTTGTTTTATATTTGAACGATGGCATTAAATATAAAAATTCAAATAAATATATTAATATTTGGTATATAGTATTATATTAAAAAACTTTAATAAGATATTTGCATATATATTTTAATTATGATTTCTAAATTTTAGAAAAGACTCGGCAAATGTAAAGTAAGATTTTCTCATTTAACCATAACAACCCAAAATCATTTAACAGTCAAGTATATAATAAAAAGGGTATCTAATGGATAATAAAGGCGAAACGGTTCATTGTGGTGGCACGAAAAGTGTTAATAAGGATAGTCATAGTCGCCACAACAACATTGATGGTGATGATATTGACAGATGTGAGTGTTGTTGCGATATGAGTGTATTAATAAAATATTTAGAAAATAGTTGGACAATAAAAAAAAATGTAAATTTCGATCATGATAAAAATGAGAAAGAAAAAGAATATATTTTAAAGAAAAATTCAGGACGAAGTGTAAAAATAAAAATAGTCAGACTGAAAGAAGATTTGAAAAAAAATGAAGTGAACAATGATAAAGTGAATAATGATGAATGTGGTGAAGAAGAGTTATCAAATATAAAACGTGATAAGAAACGCACATTACTATCTGATATTTGTTTGAGGAATTTTATATATAATGCTTTAGAAAATGAATGGAAACTGAAAAAGAGAGACAATAAATATTTTTGTTCAAAAAGACATAAAGGCGATAAGCGTGTGTACGAAGCTGGTTATTTGAAAGATTTTTTATTAGATAATTTAACACTGTAAGTTTTCATATTTTATGGCTTGAATATTTTTTGTTTAGGTAATATTTTTTGTTTAGGTATTTTTTGAGAATGTTTATTTTTCATAGATGAAAGTATTTACATTTTTTGTTTTTGTGTATTTAATTCAATTATTTTATTTAATTTAATTAAAAATAAAAATGTAAAATTTTTTTCTTTAGCAATATTATAACAACATAAAATGGCAGGAGGATTAATGCAACTTGTAGCCTATGGCGCCCAGGATGTTTATTTGACGGGAAACCCTCAGATTACTTTCTGGAAAGTATCTTACAAACGTCACACCAACTTTGCAATGGAGTCTATTGAACAGACTTTCAACGGACAGGCTGACTTTGGTCGTCGCGTGACTTGCACTATCAGCCGCAACGGCGATCTTGCATACCGCACTTACCTTCAGGTAACTCTTCCTGAAATCAACCAGAGCATGAGGAACGTCAACGACGCTGGCGCCGGTGTTTATGCCCGTTGGCTTGACTTCCCTGGTGAACAACTTATTTCTCAGGTTGAAGTTGAAATCGGTGGTCAGCGCATTGATCGCCAGTACGGTGACTGGATGCACATCTGGAATAACCTCACTTTGCCCGTTGACCAGACCGCAGGTTACTACGGAATGGTTGGAAACACCACTGAACTCACTTTTATTACCGACCCTTCATTCAATGATGTTGACGGTCCTTGTCAGAGCAATGCTCCTCGTCAGGTGTGCGCCCCCCGCAACGCCCTCCCTGAAACCACTCTCTATGTCCCCTTTCAGTTTTGGTATTGCCGCAACCCCGGTCTTGCCCTTCCTCTCATTGCTCTTCAGTACCATGAAGTTAAGATCAACCTTGATATTCGCCCCATTGATGAGTGTTTGTGGGCCGTTGGTTCGCTGAACACTGCCAAGTGCACAACTAATGGTGGTCGTGTTACTGCTGCTTATAACCAGTCCCTCGTTGCTGCATCCTTGTATGTTGACTATGTGTTCCTGGACACTGATGAACGCAGGCGCATGGCTCAGAACCCCCACGAGTACCTCATTGAACAGCTCCAGTTCACTGGTGATGAATCCGTCGGTTCCTCCTCCAACAAGATTAAGCTCAACTTCAACCACCCCGTTAAGGAGCTCATCTGGGTTGTCCAGCGTGATGCCAAC